ATCTTCAGAAATACATTGACTACGACACTCAATTCAAAAAGACTTTCCTTGAGCCACTACGCGCCATCACCGATGCGGTTGGATGGAGTCCCGAAGAAAGAAATAGTCTTGAGTCGTTGTTTGCTTGACCGCCTCACTACATACAGTAACCCCTAACAAAAGGATTCATCATGGCTACAAAGATCGTGAAGGTTCAGACTGGCGAAGAACTCATTGCAATGGTCACCGAAAATTTCGAAGGTGACAAGATTGTGTCGTACACTCTCAAGAATCCGTGCATGGTTGTTCCCATGCCCACGAAGGGCGGCGGTGCAAATATTGCTGTCGTGCCGTGGATGGCATCGGTGAAGGAGCAGAAGATGACTGTTCCTGCGTCTTATGTGATGTTCACCGCCGAGCCTGCAACCGATCTTGCAAATGAATTCAATGGTGCTTTCAACGGCATCGTGGTTCCGAGTATTGCTCCGACCGCAGCAGGACTCAAACTCGTAACCCAATAATGCAAGTAGATGTTGAATACTTGAAAGGTCTTCTCGCGCAGCGAAAAGACCTGCTGCGCCGTGAAACGCAGAAGATGATCGTTGACAAACTCACGCCCTTGGATACAATACGGGCTAACGAGAACGAGATGGTTCTCATTGACACGCAGACCAAAGCATTGGAGAGATTATGAAACTGAAGGACATTCTGAAGGCAGCAGGAAACAAGTACGCCACCGTAGCCTCTGACGGCTTGGAGGGCAGCGATGTAAAGGGATTCATCTCCACGGGATCGTATGCGTTCAACGCACTGTTGAGCGGTTCGATTCACGGTGGTATCCCTGACAACAAGATCGTGGCTCTTGCAGGAGAGCAAGCCACGGGCAAGACCTACTTTGCTCTCAATGTGGTGCGTGAGTTCCTGAACTCCGATCCCAACGCGATGGTCATGTACTTTGACACGGAGCAAGCGATCACTTCGGATCTGCTCAAGTCCCGTGGTATTGACACCGACCGCGTGGCTGTACTGCCTGTGGCTACGGTGGAGGAGTTCCGCCACCAGTGTGTGCTGTCGGTGGACAAGTACCTTGAAGCAGACAAGGACACCCGTCCTCGCATGATGATCGTGCTTGACTCGCTCGGAATGTTGTCCACCGAGAAGGAGATGAACGACACCGCAGAGGGCAAGAACACACGCGACATGACTCGCGCACAGGTCACGAAGGCGGCGTTCCGCGTCCTGACAATCAAGTTGGGTCACGCACGGATTCCCCTGCTGATGACGAACCACACCTACGATGTGGTGGGTGCTTATGTTCCCACAAAGGAAATGGGCGGCGGCAGCGGTCTGAAGTACGCCGCGTCCACGATCATCTACCTGTCCAAGAAGAAGGACAAGGTGGACAACGAGGTGGTGGGCAACATCATTCACTGCAAGGCGTACAAGAGCCGCCTGACGAAGCAGGACAAGATGGTGGATGTGCAGTTGAACTTTGAGACAGGCTTGAACAAGTACTATGGTCTGCTTGATGTCGCCATCAAGTACGGTATCTTCAAGAAGGTGTCTACGAAGATTGAACTGCCCAACGGCAAGACGGCTTTCGAGTCGCAGATCAACAAGAATCCCGAGAAGTACTACACGGACGAGATTCTTGCAGCCATTGATGCCGCAGCCAAGAAGGAGTTCTGCTACGGATCAGACGAGAAGCCAGCAGAGGAGTCCGCAGATGGAGATGAGTAAGGAGCGGTACAACTCCCTGATGGACAATTGGGAAGAGAAACTGACTCCTGAAGAGATTGCAGCAGGATGGCATTTCTGCTACGAGTGGGACGGTATGCTCGTAGGATCAAACTCCCATGAGGCTCTTGTCTGCTCATGCGACAATCCCGCGATTGAAGCATGGAAGGCTTCAGAAGACGGCAAGAAGTTGCAGAAAGAGATTGACGACCGATCCGAAGCAATGTACGATACCCCTACTACAGATGACGCATTAGAGTATTTTGAGAAGTTGCGGGAAACCCCCGAGTACAAAGAGCGTCAGGAAGCAATGGATCGTCTGGCTAGACTTGATGAGGAACTTGGACTAAATGAGCCAAACCGAGAAGACAATACTGGCAGGGCTGCTTAACGACAGCGAATTCTGCAAGAAGACCATTCCATTCTTGCAGGAGGAGTACTTCCTTGATCGCGTGGATCGGGCTGTGTTCCGTTCCATCAAGGAATTCGTGAATCAGTACAAGGGCATTCCCACAAAAGATGCCCTGCTTATTGCACTTGAAGACAACAAGGGATTGACGGAGGACGAGTTCTCCAAGTGCAAGAGCCTCGTAGGAGACATGGGGAAGTCCCCGAAGCAGGACACGCAGTGGTTGAGTGACACCACCGAGAAGTTCTGCAAGGACAAAGCCATCTACAATGCCATTCTTGAATCCATTCAGATCATAGACGGCAAGGACAAGGCGCGGACTCCCCATGCTCTCCCCGAGATTCTGTCGAAGGCTCTCGCGGTTTCGTTTGACACGAATGTGGGACACGATTTCCTTGAGGACTACGAGTCTCGCCATGAGTTCTACCACAGGGTAGAGCGGAAGGTTCCGTTTGACTTGGAGATGTTCAATGCCATCACCAAGGGCGGTATCTCTCCGAAGACCCTGAACATCATCATGGCAGGAACAGGCGTTGGCAAGTCGCTGTTCATGTGCCACCATGCGGCTGCGTGTCTCATGCAGAACCGAAATGTGCTGTACATCACGCTTGAAATGGCTGAAGAGCGCATCGCAGAACGCATTGACGCAAACATCATGGACATCACGATGGATGAACTTCAGGACTTGCCCCTTGAGATGTACGAGAAACGACTGAAGGGTGCGACCCGTGGCGTGAGCGGTAAACTCATCGTGAAGGAATACCCCACCTCTTTTGCGAATGTGAACCACTTCCGCATCCTGTTGGACGAGTTGCGCCTGAAGAAGCAGTTCGTGCCTGACATTATTTTCGTGGATTACATCAATATCTGTTCGTCTGCGCGATTCAAGCACGGTAACAACATCAACTCGTATGGCTACATCAAGGCTATTGCGGAGGAGTTGCGTGGTCTGGCGATGGAGCGGGATGTTCCCATCGTGAGTGCCACACAGGTGAACCGCGCAGGGTTCTCGTCTACCGATGTTGACCTAACGGACACTTCAGAATCATTCGGCTTGCCCCACACCGCAGACCTGATGATTGCCCTCATCACCACCGATGAGTTGGAGAAGGCAGGACAGATCATGGTGAAGCAGTTGAAGAACCGCTACAACGGCAAGGCTGCAAACAAGAAGTTCATCGTGGGCTTGAACTACGCCAAGATGAAGTTCTATGATATTGACAGCAGCGTTTCGGAAGACCTCATGGATGCGAACATCCAAAAGGGTGAAGAGGACGGATACGGATCAGGATACGGTGCCAAGGACTTCACGGCGAAGTTCGGCAAGAAGCGTGACACTAGCGATTGGAACATCTAATGAAAACAGCAATCATTACTGGCGTAAACGGACAAGACGGATCTTACCTCGCGGATCTCCTGATCTCAAAGGGGTATTATGTCATTGGCTTGAAGCGGCGAACCTCGCTCATCAATACTGAACGAGTGGATCACATCTACAACCACCCGATTGATTGCACCCAATTCAAGATGTGCTACTACGATCTATCAGATGGTGGAGCCATGACTAATCTTCTGGCAAAGTACAAGCCAGACGAAGTGTACAATCTTGCGGCACAGTCCCATGTGGCTGTTTCGTTTGATGTTCCTGAATATACAAGTGAAGGAATTGCTGGAGGAACACTGAAGATTCTCGAAGCAATCCGTTCTGTCAGTCCGCAGACACGATTCTATCAAGCGTCATCATCAGAGATGTTTGGTGACTCAACCGACTACGGAGACACGGGATACACAGAAAGCAGCCGCATGATGCCTGTGTCTCCCTACGCCGTGGCTAAACTCCACGCTCACCACATGACTCGCGTATATCGTGAGGCATACAATATTCACGCTAGTTCGGGAATCCTGTTCAACCACGAAAGCCCCCGCCGTGGAGAGACATTCGTGACGCGCAAGATCACGATGGCTGCTGCACGAATCGCCCAAGGAAAGCAGTCAAAACTTCTTCTAGGCAATATTGACTCAAAGCGAGATTGGGGGTTTGCTGGCGATTATGTGGAAGCCATGTGGCTCATGCTTCAGCAACCCAAGGCAGACGATTATGTGGTTGCAACAAATCGTACCCACTCGGTTCGTGAATTTTTGGAAGTAGTGTTTGATTATGCAGGACTAGGTGACTATCGCAAGTATGTGGAGATTGATCCCCGTCTGTTCCGCCCCAACGAGGTTCCATATTTGCTTGGCAATCCTGAAAAAGCCAAGAGGGTATTGCAATGGGAGCCGAAGCACGATATGATCTCCCTTGCAAGGATGATGTACGATTCCGACTTCAAGCGAGAGCAATCCAAGCCGTAATGTCCACCTATATTGACAAGAAATACATTAACATGGTGTCTCCCCAACTTGAGCGATTCAAGTGGAAGACCCAAGCACTTGCAAATTGCCGTTGTCCTCTCTGCGGAGACTCACAGCGCAGCAAGAGCAAGGCGCGTGGCTTCTTCTTCCCCAAGAAGAACGACTATTTTTTCAAATGTCACAACTGCGGTGCGGGACATTCGGTGTACCGATTTTTGGAAACCGTGGCTCCTGCTCTGGCACAGGAATACGCGCTTGAGCGGTGGCGAAACGGGGAGAACGGCAAGAGCAACTATGTGAAGCCTGTGGAGGCGGCTGTAGCCCTTCCAAAGGCACAGATACGGCTTCCTCCCGTATCCACCCTGCCTGAAACGCACCACGCACGGCAATATTTGGAAAACCGCAAGGTTCCCCACCTTGATCGGTTCTATTTTTCAAAATCATTCGGGGATTGGGTGCGATCCATCGACTCTACATACACTACCGTTCCGAATGACGAGCGTATCGTCATACCATTCGTGAACAAAGCAGGGGAACTCCTCGCGGCGCAGGGACGCTGCTTGAGCGGTTCCAAAAATTCAATCCGATACATTACCGTAAAGTTCACCAAGGACGGACGAGCGGTCTACGGCGAAGATCGGTTGGATTATTCAAAGAAGGTGTACGCCGTTGAAGGTCCGATTGACTCTGTATTTCTGCGTAACTCTATTGCTCTTGCTGGGAGCGAACTCGCTCACGCCACTAAACTTTTCCGCGATTGCGTTGTTGTATATGACAACGAACCACGCAATCCCGAGATTGTACACAAGATGGAAGACGCGATCCGCAGCGGCTATACCGTCTGTGTGTGGAACAGCAGCATCGGAGAGAAGGACATCAACGACATGGTGCTTGCGGGACGATCTCCCGAAGAGGTTCAAGCCATCATTGACGAGTGTTCGTGCAGCGGTCTGACTGCACTGGCGAGGTTTTCACAATGGAGAGTGCGATGAAAAACGAGAATATCAAGGTGTTAGACAACGGTTTCGTGCAGTATGTTGACCATATGGGCAATGACCTGACCGTGGTCAATTCTGCGCGTGTTTCATTCAACAAGGAGAGCGATTGGGAATCCGAACCTGATTGGCGAGGCTACCATCCACGCACACTTTCCGACAAGGACAAGAAACTCATCGGGTATCTTGCAAAGCACAAGCACTGGACTCCGTTCGCGCATCCACAGATCACCCTGCGGATCAAGGCTCCAATCTTCATCCGCACCCAACTCTTTAAGCACAAGGTGGGATTCACAGAGAACGAGGTATCCCGCCGATATGTGAGTGATCCGCCAACCGTGTATTTTCCACATTGGCGTGGCAAGCCCACGAACGGTGCAAAGCAGGGGTCGGAAGACTTCATGCCCATAGATGATGCGTACAACACCGTGAGCCGCCACTACGAAATGTGTGTGCGGGAAGCACTGTTCTCCTACGAACAACTCCTGAAATTGGGCGTGGCTCCTGAACAGGCACGGGCTGTGCTGCCACAGGGAACCTATACCGAGTGGTGGTGGACAGGTTCTTTGGCAGCGTTTGCGCGTGTGTACGCACAGCGCAGCGATCCCCATGCACAGTGGGAGTGTCAGCAGTACGCAGCCGCATTCGGTGCAATCATTCAGCCCCTGTTTCCACACTCATGGGCGGCTTTGACGCAGAAAGCACCCATCCCCGAAGCCTAAATACGGGGATGACCCACTTTACTGATTCCCCCAAGCCCACAGAGCCACGCCGAACTGCTGCTGTTTCCAGTGGTCAGTTTGAGTCGGGTTCCGTATTTCGTTTAGTGCGCGAAATCCGTGGTTCCGCGTACTCTGTGGGCGATCAGTTCATGTTGGTGGAGAGCGAGGACTGCCACGATCCCAACACGCTTATATTGGGTGGCGTGGGCGAAAACTACTTTATAGATCCCCGTGGCAAGCCTCTGCGGATAGAAGCGGGTGACGCGCAGATTGACTCTATATTTGAGTTGGTGGTAGAGCCACAGCGACAGGTGATTGAAGAGGTGGGAGCAGAAGACGCTCCACCCCGCCTTGTCACGGAGGAGCAGTTCACGGCTTTTCGAGAAGGTCTTGCTGGCGTTCTAAAGGAGATTGCTGTTGTTCGCTCCACTGGCGGGGAGCGCGGAGAACGCGGTCCTCGTGGCTACACAGGAGTTCAAGGCGACAAGGGTGATGCAGGACCGCAAGGACCGCAGGGTGAAAGAGGTGAGCGTGGTGAAACAGGAGAACGGGGCGAACAGGGAGAGAAGGGCGATACGGGTGAACGCGGACCACAAGGCGAGCGTGGCGAACCTGGTCCGCAGGGTGAGCGCGGTGAAACAGGACTACAAGGCGAACGCGGTGAGCGGGGACAGCGAGGCGAACGCGGAGAGAAGGGTGAACGCGGTGAAGCAGGAGCAATTGGTCCGCAAGGACCGCAAGGTGAACGCGGTGCTGATGGTGCTGCGGGTGCTGACGGTCGTGATGGTGCTGTTGGTCCGCGTGGCGAAAAAGGCGAACGCGGTGAGCGCGGTGCTGAAGGCAAGACTGGCAAGGCTGGCGCAAAGGGTGCAAAGGGCGAGAAAGGCGATAAGGGAGATACTGGTGAGTCTGGAGTTGTAACCGCCAAGTTCCCGCTCGTCTACGATGCCAAAGAGAAGTCCATTGCTATTGACGAAGAGCGGCTAGACAAAATCCTGAAGAAGATAATGGGCGGTGGCAAGGTTTCCGCGCAGGACATGGGCTGGCTTGCGTCTACTGGCGGTGGCGGCAAAGTGGCTGTGTACATCAACGGCTCCAAGATCACGCCTGATGTTCGCACATTCGATTTTACTGGCGCAGGAGTGACTGCCACGAAGGTGGGTGGCAAGGTCACCATCAACATAGGCACAAACTTCTACTATCAGCCTGACGCTCCCACAACAGGAATCACCGTTGGTTCTCGTTGGATGGATTCCGACAACGGACAAGAGTATGTCTATGTGAATGACGGGAACAGCAACCAATGGGTGCAGCCCACGGTGAATCCGTTCTTTGGTCCCGTGACATACAACACCACAGCCGTCACCATTTCCACATACGAAGCCACCGCACAAGACTACTACATTGGCGTGAGTTACGCGGGAACGCCAACAATCTATCTGCCGTCCGCTCCTGGTAACGGTAGAGAGGTTGTGGTGAAGGATGAATCAGGAAACGCAGGAGCAGCCAATCGGTACATCACTGTGCGCGGTGCAAGCGGATCATCAGAAACCATCGACAATCAGCCATCTGCGGTTCTGAACCTAAATAATGCGGGCGTTCATTTCATCTATAGAGGCGGGTGGAGAATCATATGAGTTACCTGTTCAACAACAAGGTGGGTTTCGTTGATAATGCAGTGGACGCTTTCAATCGTTTAAAGGTTGCCAATCCGTTCACTCTGTTTGACAGCCAACAACGCTATCAAAGAAACGACAAGTGGGACATTTTTGGTGTAACAGGGGGAACTGCCTCGTATGTCATCACCGAGAGTACGGTGAAACTGTCTGTAGACACAACCGTTGGCAGCAAATGCACAACCGAAACCAAGCGTGTGTTTCCGTATCAACCTGGAAAGTCGCTGCTAGTACTCAACACATTTGCCATGAACACCCCAAAGGAGGGATTGCGCCAGCGGATCGGATATTTCGGAATAACAGGTGGAGCCACAGCAGGCACACCGTACAATGGAGTGTATCTTCAGCAGGACGGGTTGACACTATCCATATGCTTGGCAAGCGGATCGTTGTCAACCACAACCACCATAAACCAATCGAATTGGAACGGCGACAAGTTTAACGGAACGGGAGAGTCAAGCCGAACGATTGATGTCACTAAAGGCAACATCTTTTGGACGGACATTGAGTGGTTGGGCGTGGGCGATGTACGCTGCGGATTCTTTGTAGACGGAAAGCCAGTGGTGGCACACACTTTCCATAACGACAACATCAATCCAAGTACCTACATGACCACGGCTGTACTACCCATACGATACGAAATCGAAAATACGACCGCACAAGCGGCAGGCAGTACACTCACACAAATCTGTTCAAGCGTTATCAGTGAGGGTGGATACGAAGGCTTCAGTCGCAGATACAATGTGACGCATGACGGTGCCACGCTGAAGGGACTTACGACCGCAGGAACGCAGTATCCTATTATTGCCTTGAGGCTCAATTCCAACAGACTTGACAGCGTGATTGTTCCGTCTAACATCAGTGCTGTTGTTCAAGAAACTCTGAACAACAAGCCCGATACTGTTCAGTACAGAATCCTGTTGAATCCCACCCTGACGGGTGGATCTTGGGTTACTCACTACAACGGAAATGTGGACTACAATAGAACCGCAACAACTGTTTCGGGAGGAACAGACATCATCGGCGGATACATCAGCAGCAGCGGAGCGTTTTCCGTGTCTGATGTCAACGATTTCAACTTTCAGTTGGGAAGAACACAAACAGGAGTAAGCGATGTGATCGTACTCACCATGACTCCCGTGTACGATGGCGCAAAGATTTGCGCCGACTTCTCTTGGTTTGAGATCGTCTAATGCCCCTTGACTTTCCGTCAACACCTGCACTCAACGAGGTCTACTCCTTCGGCGGCAAGTCGTGGAAGTGGAACGGTGCTGCATGGGAAACCTACAACGACAATCTTGGCGTTGATTTTGTTGAAACGGTAAACGGAATCACGGGTGAGGTTGGTGTCGAGGGCGGAACCGATATATCTGTTGTGGTTTCTGGTCAGACACTCACGATAAACTACACTGGCTCAAGCGTATCCAATGCCGTTACCTCGTTCAACGGACAGACGGGTGCAGTACAGGGGATTTCGTCCTTCCAAGGCAAGACAGGTGCTTTTGGATTGTCTGCTGGACAGGGTATTTCTTTTGCTTTGGTGGGAAACACATATACCTTCAGGATAGACTTTGTTAAGGGTGCAGAAAACATAGCGGCTGCGGCACCAAGCAGCGGCGACAATATTTTATATGAAAAGAATGATGGGACTCTACGAGTCACCAAAATCGGAACACTACTCAGCACACCCTATGAGTCAGGATCACTTCCAGCAACAGTCACCTCCATTACTAGCAGAAGTTTGCTACTGTTCGACAGTGCAGACAACTCACAGAAGATCATAACTTCCACGAATGCCACGAACGAAATACTGTCAGGAGCAGTCACTTCCTTCAACGGACGGACGGGTGCAGTTCAGGGTGTCTCGTCCGCGAATGGACTCACTGGTGCGGTTACATTCAGAACAGGTGCTGGAGTTACATACGCTGTGTCTGGCAGCGGCATTTCTTTTGCAATTGATTTTCAACACGGCGGTCAAAGCCTAGACATCAAAGCATACTCGGTGGGAGGATCAGACAATCCTGCTGGTGTAGACTTCCTGCTTGTTCAGAGAAAAAATACTGGTGGTTCAGGTGAAATGTACCTGATGAACATCACCAATATGTTCAATCAATTCACTCCACTTGTCTCGTATCCCAAATACAGTGGGGTTTTGGGGCAAGGACTATTGGCTCCCCTGATGGTGCAAGTGGACGGTTCCTCACCAATAGCCGTGGACTTTTACGATCAGGTGAATGTGATTTCGCAAAATCTCACCACAGTAGACGGCGGAACATTCGCCTAAATACCCGTATACAGAGGAACAGAGTACATGGGAACCACGATCATATTCCGCAGAGGCGAAAACGACCCCACATCAGGGTCGGGACTCACGCTTGCCGAGCCAGCGTTCAACACCACGCTGAATACTTTCCATATCGGCTTGGGCTACGGAGTCACTGCGGCATGGGTTGGCGCACCCATCAGCGGCTTGAGCGCGGACATTGCGGCAGGCATCACCTACAAGATTCCCACTCTTGCGGCAGTCAAGAACTACATCGGGGGACTGTGCTACGGAAACACTGCTGGAGGAACATCCATCACACAATATGTGGGTTCTTTGAATGGACTCACGGGTGCGGTTGGACTTACAGGTGGAACTGACATATCCGTTGTGGTTTCTGGTCAGACTCTCACCGTAAACTATACTGGTTCAAGTGTTTCCAATGCGGTGACCTCGTTCAACGGACGGACAGGCGCGGTGCAAGGTGTGTCGGCTGCTGTTGCAGGCACTGGTATATCCGTGAGCGGGGCAACGGGAACAGTTACTATCACGAATACGGGTGTTCAGTCTTTCAACGGAAGCACTGGTGCGATTTCGTTTGTGAACTATGTAAGCAGTTTCAATGGTTTGACTGGTGCGGTCGGGGGCGTATGTGCTGCACAGGTAAACACCTTTACTCCCACACAATATTTTATTGGCGGTCTGTGTTCTGGATCTGGAATCACCGCAGAGTCAACCGTATCATCGGTAGGATTTTCCACCGTTTCTGGATATGGAGCATATCAATCAATAACCACTGTTGCCTCTGACACAGTGAAGTTTGCTTTTGATCCGAGCGGTGACAACAGCATTCAGACTCTGCGTCCAAGCGATGATCTTACTGGTTTAGCAGGAGGAACCATAACAAACAGGCTTCCTGCCTCTTCGGGAATTCTTGCGCTCACATCCCAACTCATGGGCGCAGTGAACGGCTCAACAGCAGCGACCAGTGCGGTTACATCATTCAACGGACTCACGGGTGCTGTTGGTGGAGTGTGTGCGGCACAGGCAAACACATTCACGGCTGTGCAGACATTCAACAGCGGTGTTACATTTGCATCTACAGTGGATGTAACTGATTCCGCACGGTTCAACGGCGGATTGACTGCCTCACGGATTGACATCACTGGAAACTTCAAGGTTGTCGGCAACACACAAGTTGGTGATCAAAGCACTGATACACTAACGGTGTTTGGAGGAACCACCTTCAACAACCGTACAGACTTCGCAGGCAGCAACAACTTTGCCACGGGACTCACGGCTACTGGAAATATCAACCTGAGCGGTACACGAAGCATCACGAACAAAGGTGATTCGATTCTCCTCAAGGGCATCACTACAAATGCTTCTCCTCTTGCATCAAACAGCATATTTCTTTCTGGACAAGTAAGCGACAATCTTGTTCTGAATTCGGCAACTGGTATTGTTGATGTACAGAAAGGACAGGAAAATCTTCTTGGTCCATTCATTGGTGGTATCAAATTAAGAACAGATGATAGTGACACACTATCTGGATCTTCCACCGTTACTGCACAGACATATTTAACGGCAGACCAATTCCTGTATGTGCCTGATGACACAGGAACTATTGCTCTGACCAAGAATGTGGTGTCTTCGTTCAACGGAGCCACTGGTGCTGTGCAAGGCGTATCTGCTGCTGTGGCTGGTACTGGTATTTCTGTCAGTGGTGCTACGGGATCTGTGACTATCACCAATATTGGCGTTCAGTCACTTAATGGACTTACAGGTACAGTTGGTATCACTGGTGGGACAGATATTTCGGTATCTCTGTCTGGAAAAACGCTAACCATCAATTATGCAGGTTCTGCCTCTCCCACCAATGTAGTGACCTCGTTCAATGGTTTAACAGGTGCGGTCACTGGCGTAACGGTTGGCGGTGCAAACACATTCACTGCGCTGAACTCGTTTGATGCAGGAATTTCTGCCAGCGGAGCCACATTTGCGGCAGACATCAGAGTGAACACCATGACCGTTGGTCGCGGAAGTACCAGCGGTGCTGTATCAAATACTGCTTTGGGAGTCAATGTGTTGGCTCTGAACAGCGGCACATTCAACACAGGAGTCGGAAACTCTGCTCTAACCGCAAACACAACTGGTGGCTCCAACACAGCGGTGGGAAGACGCGCACTGTTTGCGAACACCACTGGCTCATCCAACACAGCGATTGGTCCAAGTGCGCTCGGTGCGGTCACTTCGGGTGTGTTCAATACCGCGATTGGTCCAAACACTCTTACTGCAACGACAGTAAACAACAGTACAGCCGTTGGAGCGGGTGCAATTCAATATAATGTAAGCGGCAACGACAACACTGCGGTTGGTGCGTTTGCGGGAACATTCTGGGGTGACGGTGAAACAGGAACAATATTATCAAATCAGATGTTGTCTGCTACAGGTGGTGTTTACATTGGTTACTACGCTCGCGGATCAACTCTGAATCGGATAAATGAAATTGTGATCGGAGCCAACGCTGTGGGTGGCGGCTCTAACACTGCTGTGATCGGTGCAACCTCGCAGACATCCGCAACGGTGTACGGATTGCTCAACGCGCCTGCTGGTGTGTGTGCAGCAGGAGCCACATTCACGGGTAATGTGTTCCTCAATCCAGCAAACAGAATATACACCACTCCTGGAGAAACAATCTATTTCGGAAACAGCGGTTTCAGCGAGGTAGAAGTAAACAACGATGAACAGGCAATTCGTCTGTGGGCAAACGGTACGGAGGCTGTAGCCGTTTTCGCAGACAGTGTTGCCATAACACCACCGATCACAGGATATACCGCATCGTTCACTACGCTTACAAGCAACACCATGATGTACGCCAGAGCGGTGTACAACATCACGGGTGCTACAACCGCACTTGCATCTAGTCGAACGGACTATGTGTACAACGCCACAAGCGGAACATTCACTCTCACGATGCCCACGGCTGTTTCAAACATCAACCGCTATACCATCAAGAACAGCGGAACAGGAGTGGTCACCATTGGATGCACGGCTTCACAGACCATTGACGGCGACAGTACATATCCGCTGTCAACTCAGTATCAGGCTGTGGATCTCATTAGCAACGGCACAAACTGGATGATCATATAAGGAGACATTATGGCATACGGAGTAACATCAAAGAATCAGTTTGTCTTGCCAGGCACATCCAACTCGGAAAATCCGAATCAGTTGGACACGCTATTTTTCACGGATCTGATTCAGTCTGCTGGTCCATCTTCCACCTCTCCTGCTCAAGGAGGTGTTTTCTATCTTGCAAATGCAAACGGAGGATCCGTAACTAATAATAGCACAGCACACTTTGCAGCGATGGGGGTCACCGCTTCAAATGGAACTTGTTCTGTCTCAACAGGAACCACAAACAACGCAACAGGATATTCTCTTCTGCTCACCAACACATCCATATTGCCTGGAATTACTGCTGCCCTGAACACAGGAGTAATGAACAAATGGGAGTGCGAGGCACTGGTCAGAACAGACTCCACTATTTTCGAGAACACCACTCCTGTTCACGGTGAGTACCGATTCGGATTTATGAACTCAGGAACAAACGCAACGCCAGCAGACGGTGTTTACTTTAGTTGTTTGGTCAACGGAACCACAAACGAAACCACATGGAAAGTGGTCTTTACCAAAGACGCATCAGCAGAAAGAATCGACACAGGAGTGACGGTTTCGGCAAGCACAACATATCGCCTGTACCTCTGTGTTGAGATTGCACAGGACGGAACCTATACCACAACATACAAGATTCGTTCAGGTAGTACAAGCACCGAAGGAACCGCCGCTCCAACAACACTGGCTCGCTATCCCAGCGCAACAGCAGACTATATGGGAGTTGTGCTTGGTGTAACCAAGGCAGGAACCGCAAGTGTTAACGCGAGGTTTCTGCTGATAGATTACGCGGGAGCAAGAATACGCCGCCAGTGCAATCGTGAAATTCTACTGTTCTCTTAAGGAGTAATTCATGCCTAACCCAAGACCACTATCCATAGTAAAACTCAAAGATCCTGCCTGTGCTGACGCGATCAACTACGACATGAAGGCGGAAGATCGTTTCATTTATTTCGGAGAGATTGCACAAGATACTAGTCGCTGCATCGTGGAAGGACTGCTGTGCGGGAAACGCCTACCCTATTTCAGTCCAGATATTTTCGAAGAAGTTGCATCAAACGACTTCTAAAACCAAATACTCATCCGATTACTTTAGAGGGGCGAAAGCCCCTCTTCTTGTTATGATGCACCCTACATACTCTACCCAACAAAACAGGAGTAAACCTATGAAGCGATTGCCTACCCTCTATCAGGATTTTATCCATCTTTCCCGTTACAGCCGTTGGATTGAATCCGAGAAACGCCGCGAGTCTTGGGAAGAAACGGTTGACCGTTACTTCCGTTTCTTTGATGAGCATTTCACCGAGCGGGGCGTGAAGATAAATAAGGCAGTCCGCGAAGAACTCCGTGAAGCGGTTCTCAACCTTGAGGTAATGCCTTCCATGCGGTCGCTGATGACCGCAGGAGAAGCACTCAAGCGCGACAACACCGCTGGCTACAACTGCTCGTACATCGCGGTCAACAAGGTTCGCGCATTTGATGAGATCCTGTATGTTCTCATGTGCGGAACTGGTGTAGGCTTCAGCGTGGAGAGGCAGTATGTTGAGAAACTTCCTACAATCGCTGAAGAGTTTACGAACAGCGATACTCTCATTGTGGTCAAGGACTCCAAAGAAGGATGGGCAAAAGCCTACCGAGAATTGGTATCCCTACTTATTGGAGGTCAGATCCCACGATGGGACTTGTCTAACATTCGTCCTGCTGGTTCGCGCCTCAAGACTTTCGGTGGACGCGCAAGTGGACCTCAGCCGCTTGAAGAACTCTTCCGATTTACCGTCAGCACTTTTAAGAAGAGTGCTGGCAGAAAACTCACCTCCATCGAATGTCACGACATTATCTGTAAGATTGCAGAGATTGTCGTTGTCGGGGGCGTCCGTAGATCGGCTCTTATCTCGCTATCCAATCTCACGGACGAGAGGATGCGTGATGCAAAGGTTGGGCAGTGGTGGTTGGACAACCCCCAAAGGGCGTTAGCCAACAACTCCGTAGCCTTCAAGGAGAAGCCCGAGATCGGCACATTCATGGAGGAGTGGCTGTCGCTCTACAAGAGCAAGAGCGGTGAGCGCGGTATCTTTAATCGTCAAGCCGCACAGAAGACCGTGGAGAAACTTGGTGATCGCCGTGATGCCTCCTACGAGTTCGGCACGAACCCCTGCTCCGAGATCATTCTCCGCGACAAGGAGTTCTGCAATCTGTCCGAGGTGATTGTTCGTGCAGAGGACACTCCCGATACGCTGAAGCGCAAGGTGCGCCTTGCTGCCATCCTTGGCACTTGGCAAGCCTCGCTCACCTACTTCCCGTATCTCAGCAGCGAGTGGCGCAAGAACTGCGAAGAGGAGTGTCTGCTTGGCGTTTCTCTCACAGGCATTCTTGACAACCACTTCATGCGGACACAGGGCGACAATCTCAATGTGCTGCTTGAACTACTCAAGGCAGACGCAGTAGCCACAAACAAGGAGTGGGCGAAGAAGATCGGCATCAACCCCGCAGCGGCTATTACTTGTGTGAAGCCAAGCGGCACGGTGTCGCAGTTGACCGATGCGGCAAGCGGCATCCATGCTCGTCACAACGAGTACTACATCCGCACCGTTCGTGCCGACCGCAAAGATCCCATGTGTCAGTTTATGATTGACAAGGGATTCCCTGCGGAGCCGTGTGTGATGCGTCCTGATCATACGATGGTGTTCTCGTTCCCGCAGAAGGCTGTGGGATCGGTCACGCGCAATGACATGACTGCGATTGAACACTTGGAGTTGTGGCTCACCTATCAGCGTCACTGGTGCGAACACAAGCCAAGCATCACGGTCACCGTTCGTGAGAGTGAGTGGATGGAGGTTGGTGCGTGGGTGTACGCGCACTTTGACGAGATCAGCGGCATCTCGTTCCTGCCGCACTCGGATCACACCTATCAGCAGGCTCCGTATCAGGACTGCACAGCAGAGCAGTATGAAGCCGCTCTTGCGAAACTGCCGAAGTCCATTGATTGGAGTGAACTGACACAGTACGAGAAGTCTGACACCACGAAGGGAACGCAGACCTTTGCTTGTTCAGGCGACAAGTGCGAAGTGGTTGACCTGACTACATAAAGTGTTGCCTCTGTCTTAAGATAAGCAACACACCCCACGGGAGATCGCATCTCCCGTCCGACAACCCCCGTTTCGGCGGGGGTTGTTTCTTTTTACAAATCTTGCAATTTTTGTGTCGCCAAGTCCACTAGATATTTACATGAAGAGAGGTGCAGTCCATTCTCTTCTCCTGGCGTTTGCACTCGTCTTGCTGCAAGCCTGTGCATGGGACATAACCGCCACTGCGCCGAAGAGCGCATCCCCGCCGAAGAGCGGGGAGATTGAACTAGTAGAAGCCCCCGTGGAGCCAGTCTTCATGCGGGGCTTCTCTCGTATTTCTGAATGCGAAGACACCACCGTGGGTGCTTTGGCACGGGAGGACGGCACGGTATACGGCAGCGGTGTGCTTGTGGGGGATTGCCATGTTCTCACCGCCGCGCACTGCACCGAAGGGATAACCCCCCACTGGTTCATCTCTGGCGGGGAATTCTTCAAGATCCGCTCCGTCACGGTGCATCCACATTACAAAATTGCAGGGGTGATTTTCGTGGATCTAGCCATGCTCCACCTGGATGCGCCTTGCCCCGCCACACCCGCTACGCTGCCACAGGAGGGCTGCCAGTTGGGGCGTGGTGACGATCTGACGGCAATAGGCTACGGAGGTGGAATACGGCGCAGGAGCAATCCTGGCGTGCTGTGGTACTACGGAACGCTTGTAGAGGAACCCACCGTATTCAAAATACTGCCCCTTGACGGCACCATCTGGTTTGGTGATTCGGGTGGGGCAATTTACGACAATAGCGGAGTTCTCGTTGGGATCATCTCCTCATTGGGTATTACGAGGGGACACCTATTCGAGAACTCCGCTACCAGGCTTGATCTTTTCCGCAATTGGATCATAGAAACAATGGAGGCTACCCCATGCAACTGACCCGAACGCAAAAAGTCCTGTTGTCGGCTTGCAGTTTTTTATTCGGGGTTCTGCTCGCTCGTTGGCTTGGGCTGTAGAGCCTCGTCCAACTGCTTCTGAATCGCAGCCTTTTGCTTCTCTGCAATCTGCAACTTGGCTTCAAGCAGAATGGTCTGGTTCATCAGCGTAGTCACCTTGTCCTGAAGAACGGGGATCAGGACTGTCTCATTGTAATTCTCTGTCTGCACATTTGATGGAATCATGGATGGATTCCTCCTTTCTATCCTTATGTATCCGACCTAAATATGGGTATGGTGATAGCAGGAATTGATTATTCTCTCTGTGGTCCAGCCGTGTGCCTGTTCCGCGCAAACTCTACGGGAAAATTCTCGTACAGCGGCTGCTCGTTCTACTTCCTGACGGACAACAAGCGGCAGAGCGAGATCCGCACACTAAACATATTCGGTGAACGGTTGAGCGACTGGGATAGTGATCAGCACCGCTATGAAACCATTGCAGACTGGGCAATCGACATCGTGATGGGATGCGCTCATGTGGCACTTGAGGGATACGCCTACTCTGCAAGCGGCAAGGTGTTTCACATCGCAGAGAACACAGGCATTCTCAAATACAAACTGTATCAGTTGAGCATTCCTGTCACGATCATCCCGCCCACCGAGGTGAAGAAGTATGCCACAGGCAAGGGCAACGCAGACAAGAACGCCATGTACGATTCATGGCTGAAGGAAACAGGAGTGGATCTGAAAGGACTCCTGACACCAAAGCGTCAGGAGTCCGTGAGTCCTGTTTCAGATATTGTTGACTCGTACTATATCTGCAAGAAAATGTACGAGAGTCTGCCTGAAGATGTCCGCGTGGCGGACGATTAAGGCGTAGGCTGCTGCGGGTCTTGTGGCTGCTCTGCCTTGACTTCAGCCTTTTCCTCTTCATCAGCGCAACGCCTTGCGATGAATTCCTTCCAAGCCCAAGCCACTACCAAGAACAGCACAGGCAGATACCAGAGAATCCATCCCCAGTTCTGAGTGATCTTGTCACCGTTCGTGATCTCGTGCTTTAGTTTCATCATAATCACGCTGTCGGTGGTGTTGTCGGGAAGCATCTCGGGTGCTGTTCCGCAACCCGCAACAAACGCAGCAACAAGTAGCAGTAGAATCTTGTTCATGTGCGGCTCCTTTACGACTTGTTGGAAGCAGCGGCACTACCGAAGTAGAAGCCCACAATGCTCACCAAGATTTGACGAGTTTCGGATGTGAACAGGAAGCCGTTGATCTCAACGAAATACTTTTTGGTAGTCTCGGGGATCAATCCAAACAGCCCCTCGGGATTCTTTGCGTCCACTTCCACGAAGGTGGGAAGACCGAAGAACGGAAGGATGAATGGTGCCAGCAGGGTGGCAAACAGCACCGATAGCACGATGAGTTGGCGAATACCCTTGCCTACATCAATGGGAACGCGCTGTGCTGCCTTATCTTGGTTCTCTGTTGTCTGCTTGTTCGCCGCAATCAGGCGTTCAAACATCTCTTTTTGGTCTTGACGCTTCTCTGCCATGAAGCGGAACAGGAAGCCTGTTGCAGACCCACCAACCAACGAAATGAGTTCAGGACTAATCATGTAGTCACTTCCTTTCTATAAGCGGCTTACCTTTTATTTAGGTCTTGGGCAGTTTCCGCTTTAGAATTTTTGACTTCTTTCGCTGTGCAGCGGTGGAAACTGGCGGAAGATCGGGAGGCAAACCCGCGATATTTTCACCAGAAGCCACATTCGTGGGAGCAGAAATTGGTGGTGGAAATTCTTCACTTACGAATGCAGAGAATTTCTTGATTTTACGATTGTCCATATGTGCCTCCTCCGAAAACCATAAAGTGGATTCTTTCCGTCAAGCCCAATCCGTAAGCCACTCCGCGCTTCTGAATGTTGTTTGTGGTTTCCATTTGCTTCAGGGTGAAAGCCCTGAATCCATTCACAGTCTTCTGTGAGCGGTCAATCGCGCAGATTGCGTACTCATAGGTCTGTGCGTAGTCTGCTGCCGCGTACTCGGGTTCGATTTCTCTGCTGAGTATCACGCAGTAATTAGCAGTGTTCAGCGGCTTGATGAACGACACATCAAACACAGAGTAGTCGCCTGCTGAAACTCCGCTCACATTGTACCCGTCTTGAATGTATGCAACCACATTTGCATCAGTTCCGTCATGCTTCTTTGGAGGAATCACGATAGTTCCGTATGCTGTTGGTGTGCGAGTCGAGTTCAGTGCAGTGATGCTTGACGAGTATGTTGCGCCAGTGAGTCCGTATCCTGATGCGCCTGGCACCAATCGTTTCTTTGCGTCTTGGTTTCCGAACACGGGATATGTGCCTTCCGTCTTCACATACGGAGAAGCCACAGAGCCTGGCTCTACCTGAACGCCCCAAATGTAGGCAGACACCTTTGATTGATTTAGTCCCGATGGAAAGTTTCCGCGAAGAGTAAACGCGAGTCCTTGCATGGATGTGGTTGCGCTGTCTGAAATTCTTTCTGTACCGCTGTATCGCTTCCAATTCGGTGTCAGTGTGATGCTAGTGTACCCGCTGTTAGTGACTCCACGGATGTCTAGTGTGGTTCCTGATCCCGCGCTCTTTGCCCAAAAAGACCAAGTGTACTGTCCATTTGATCCAGTCACACCTTTAAAATCGGAGTTGAACTGTATATTTCTGTACAGGATAGAGTAATTAGTTTGGGATGCCGATGTTGCACCAATATCAAGAGTAACTTTGTCTGCGTTCAGTTCTCCTGTTACAGGGTTCGGTTCTACATTTGATTCAACTATAGGATTCACTCCAGTTCCACTAATGGAATTGAGCCACTGCGTCAAGTCTTCGCTGTACTGTATGAGGTTCGCAACATACGGATCATACAGGTCGCGGGTGGTCTTGAAAGAGAACGCTGCCACATTAGCCCAAACTGTATTCGTGGGAGGGTCTACAGGACCACTAATGGTGAATCCTCCTGCCACTGCTGGAGTTTGGAATCCGTAGCACGAAAGAGCGAATCCTGCGCTGAATCCTGGCGCAGTAACTCCACCTGCCTTCACACCAGAAACGACATAGGTGCCAGACGACTGTGAAGCGTACTCGGGTGTGACAAGAAACACATACGCACCGCTTCCAAAGCGAGTTGGATCACTGAAACTGACCCCGTGTATTCCTGTTGAGTTTCTTTGAACAGAGGATATCCCACTGCCGTTTACTACGGATGCAGCAACAGTGCTTGTTCCTAGTTTCAGATTTCCCCATGCGTCAGCAGAAGGGAGAGGAGTGGCAGACGAGCCAAAGTTTGATACTGAACTGCTCATAGCACATACACTCCTAGTACTGTTGAGCCATTGCTCCATAGACGAATGTTTCCAATCTGATTCTTCGTGCGTCCTGAGTCTGTTATTGGATCATTCACTCCAACACCTGTCAGCCAATACCCAACACGAACCCAGAACGATTCACGGGTCTTCGGATACTGCGCTGAATTAAGAGCATGGCACATGAACGGCAGTCCTGCTGAACGATATGCGTTCACGAATACTTTGTATCTGTCGTTGGGCATGGGTGTCACAAAAGAAAACTTGATTGCGCCTTGATATGTCTTATTATTTTGACCTGCCGTACCTGTCGTACTGGTTTGCGAGTCTGCACTGATGTACAGGTTGTAGCCGTCAACAAAGTTCATTTCATCAAAAGATGCTCGGGTTGGTGTGGCAGCGGTTTCGTGATTGGAAACCATGCACCAAGCCCGTGGAGTGGTTTGAAACATCGGTAGTGCTGCTGAACTGCTCATGTGAGTCCTCGGAGTATTTGTGCAAGCCGTTCGTCAATTGAAATATCTTCCACGGAAACGCCATCAAAAACAGACCGCTCATCTATGTAGTCCAAATACAGCAACACTGTTTTCAGTGGTGCGTGTATGTCGCATTCCAATTTATGAAACAGCATACGCGCAGCAGGAGTCCTGCCAAACACATTCCCTAGCACCATCAGGTGGTTCAGGAGGAGTATGGTTCGCAGGTTTCCCGTTCGCTTGTACCGCTTGAGGAGCCGTTTCACATACTTGATCCGAGCCAAGTCTTCTGTGAATTCGCTCATGCCCAAGCAATCGGGGTTCGTGTAGTTCCCCATGCAATACAACATGAAATTATCGCGGTTCAATACTTTGAAGTCCATGATAAAAAAGCATTGGGGTCACCAACGCATATCGTGCTTTTGCAGGGTTGACTTGATCGCCTTCTGCTTGCCGATCACATTAGCCGCGCCTTGGTGTGGGCTTGGCTTCTTGCTCTTCTTGCCCTTTGCAACGGCTTCCCTCACGGAAATGAGAGCCTTCTTGTGGAACCGCTTGCCCTTGCCGCTCTTGTCAGCCATTGCAGCGGTGGGATCGGGGACAGCGAGCGGGATGCCGCCCATAGTCTCGGTGTACTCATTCACAGCCTTCTTTGGCGTGTACGCTGAAATGAGTTTGGTGGACACCTTCTTGCCGTCCTTGATCTTGGTCACAGGGATCTTCTTCTTGGGCTTGCTGCGAACAGCGTCACGACTGCTGCTCAAGAGTCTGTCCAAACGAGGAGTCCACTGCTTCATCTTGGCTTCCTCTACAGTCTCTTCCTTGACCGTCTTCTTTCCCTGCGCTTTGTCTGCAAGCGTCCACTTCATGCGGCGGTTCTGCTGTGCATGACGCTTGCGCTTCTCGGCTTCTTCACCCTTGCGAGCGTCCGAAGCGGATTGAGCAGCAGCGGCAAGTTCTGCTGCGGTAGAGGTCATCCACCACGGCTTCTTCTGCTCCTGCTCCTGCATGGGCTTCTTCTTCTTTGCACGGAGCATGGCAAAGTCCTGTGCGTCAAGACGCTTGTTCTTGTTCACATCCAGTTTCTTCTGACCGCCGATGAGGGCTTCATCCACTACCTCTTCGTTCGTGGTCTTTGCAGCCATTGCCTGCTTGATGCCTTTGACGGCATTCGCTTGCTGCTTGCCAGTGAGTTGCTTGCCACGGGTGTGTCCGCTCAACATGGACGACAGTTGCGAACC